CTGTTCCTTTCTACACACGGCTCTGAGGGGAACGTTCCAAGGAGGTGACCCATGTCCCGTACATGTGAGGCATGTGGGAAGCCACTGAATACGGCCAACTCACGGGCCAAATACTGCTCGGATACGTGCCGGGCGCGAGTGTCCAAGGGTAACGTCGTGCCGATCCCGCAGCGCGCGGCGCCCGACCCTACCGCCGTCCTCCTGGTGGACGCGACGCGCGACATGCTCGCGGAGTACGGGCGCGAGTCTCACCCGTTGGGGCTGGCGGCACTGGAGGTGGCACGGTCACTGGCGGACGTGAACACGCCGGCGAGCGCGAAGGCCGCGTTGGCGAAGCAACTCGAGGTGTTGTTGTCCGCGGCGACGAAGGGCGCGAAGGTGGCGGCGAACCCGGTGGATGACATCCGGGCGCGGCGGGATGCGAAGCGTGCCCACGGCTGAGGTCATCGCACCGACGTTCCACAGTGCCCCACGCTGGTCCTACACGTTGGGGCCGGAGGTTGCGGAGCTGGTGGCGCTCACGTCGGACGACAAGGGCCCGTTCATCCTTGACCCGGAGCAACGGCTGGTCCTCGATGACTGGTTCGGTTACGGCGAGGACGACAAGCTTGCGGCGTTCGAGGCGGGCGTGATCGCGTGCCGGCAGAACTTGAAAACGGGACTGCTGAAGGCCGCGGCGCTGGGCAAGATATTCGTCTCAGAGCAACGGCTGGTTGTGTGGACGGCTCACGAGTATTTCGCTGCGGGTGAGGCGTTCCGTGACTTGCAGATCATGCTGGAGTCAGCGCCGGACCTTGACCGTGAGGTGCTGAAGGTGTGGACGGGCTCGGGCTCGCAGGCGGTGGAGTTCACGGGTGACCGGCGTCTGATCTTCAAGGCGCGGCACACGGGCTCGGGCCGGTCACTGTCTGGTGACACGGTGATCTTGGACGAGGGGTTCGCCCTTCAACCGGAGCACATGGGCGCGCTGGTGCCGACTCTGGCCGCACGTCCCGACCCGCAACTGCTTATCGGTTCGTCCGCTGGGATGGGTTCGTCGGCGGTGCTGCGGTCGTTGCGTGACCGTGGGCGGATCGGTGCGCCGCGTGTCGCCTATGCGGAGTGGGCGGCTGCGGAGCGTGAGTGTCCCGAGGGTTGCTCGCACCTGCCGGGGATCGCGGAGCACTGCGCGTTGGATGACCGTGACGCATGGCTGGAGGCGAACACGGCGATCCGTCGTGGCCGGATCACGTTGGACACGGTGGCCGGGATGCGGCAGACGATGCCGTGGGACAAGTTCAAGCGCGAGTGCTTGGGCTGGTGGGACGAGCCGGACGGCGCGATGGTGCCACTGATAACGGCGGCCGCGCTGAACGAGTTGCGCGATGCGTCCTCGGAGATCGTGGGCGATCCGGTGTTCGTGGTGGACGTGTCGCCGCTGTCCACGTGGTCGGTGGTCCTGGCGGCCGGGTTGAACGCGGATGGTCTGGTCCACCTCGAGATCACGTCGCGTGACGGCAAGCTGGACTACCGGCCGGGCGTGCTGTGGCTGATTCCACGGCTGCGGCAACTGTCACTGAACTTCCCCGGCATGGCGGTGAACATCGTGAAGGGGTCCGCGGCCGAGACGCTGATCCCGGCGTTGGAGCGCGAGTGGGCAGACGACGACGGCACCCACCCCGGCATCGCGGTGGCGGTCCTGCCAACGTCCGAGTACCTGCCGGCGTGTCCCGCACTGGTGGACGCGGTGGCCGCTAAGGAGATCGCGCACCTGGGGCAACCGGAACTGACGACGGCCATGTGCTCGGGCGTTCCCAAGCGCACGGGCGAGAAGGGCATCTGGTCGTGGGGCCGTGTCTCGCCCACGGTGGACATCGCCCCGCTGGTGGCAGCAACGGCCGCGTTCCGACTCGCCGCAGGTGACCCCTATGACCCGCTGTCGAACATCTACTGAGAGGAGGCGCGTCGCATGAAATACCTTCCCGGCATCGCTGGCGCGGCGTGCCTCATCGCTGGTGCAACACTACTGGCTGGCGTTGCGGTCGGACTGCTGGTCGCTGGCGTGCTCCTACTGGTCATTGATGGGCGGGTGCGCACCTGATGGGCCTGTTCTGGGGGCCGCGTGGGTCCGTGGTGGAGGAGCGTGGCACGCTGATGCCGGCGCTGCCGGCGTCATGGTTCGCCGCTGGTGCGTTCGGGACGGTTGAGGCGTCCGCGGGCGACACGTCGTTGCAGTCGGTGGCGGTTCGCACCACGGTGGACTTGATCTGCTCTCTCGCGTCTGAGCTTCCGTTGGCGGTCTACACGGACCAAGCGGACGGCACATCGCGGCGGGTGAAGACGCCGGCGAACGTGCTGGACCCCGGCGGCGACGGTGCTGGCATCGAGGATTGGATGTACCGGCTGTTGCAGTCCTACCTGCTGCGTGGCAACGCCTACGGGTTCGAGACTTCGCATGACGGTCGCGGGAAGCCGCGCACCATCGACCTTGTGAACCCGGATGACGTGTCCGCTCTCGTGGTTGAAGGCAAGCCCGAGTGGTTCGTGGGTGGCCATGAGGTCACCAAGGCTGACAACTTCCGGCATTGGCGCGTAAACCCGGTGGCTGGCCGGCTGCTTGGACTGTCTCCCATCCGGTTGCACGCGGCGACGATTGGCGTGTCTCTGGCGTCCACGCGATTCGGTTCGCAGTGGTTCACGGACGGCGCGCACCCGTCAGGGATGCTCACGAACGAGGCGGACCTGACGGCAGAGCAGGCCAAGATCGCCAAGGATCGGTTCCTGGCCGCGATCCGCGGTTCCCGTGAGCCTGTCGTGCTGGGTCGGGGCTGGCAGTGGTCCGCGCTGCAGATCAAACCGGACGAGTCGCAGTTCCTCGAAACGCAGGGGTTCACGGAGGCGCAGTGCGCGCGCATGTTCGGGCCCGGCTTTGCCGAGGTGCTGGGCTATGAGACGGGCGGGTCGATGACCTACGCGAACGTCGTGGACCGCCGGCAGGACTTGCTGGTGCTGTCGATGAACAAGTGGATTCGCCGTGCTGAGCGGGTCCTGTCGTCACTGGTGCCGCCGCAACAGTATGTGCGGCTGAACCGTGACGCGCTGCTGGAGGCGACGACGTTGCAGCGTTACCGGGCGCACGCGCTGGCGTTGCAGCACAAGTGGCGGACGGTAAACGAGATTCGAGCGGTGGAGGACCTTCCTCCGGTCGCGTGGGGCAATGAGCCCGTGGGAGAGGTTGAGGGGGTTGCGGATGGAAACGCCGACGTTTGAGGTGGTGCGGGCGGCCCCCGCGTCCACGGTCAGGGCGAAGCGTGAGGACGACGGCCCGCGCATGGAGGTTCGGTTCTCCGCGTTCGACAACTGGTACGAGATCGACTCCATGTGGGAGGGCACGTTCCTCGAGCGGGTGGAGCCGGGCGCTTTCGCCAAGACGATCGCCGAGTCTGGACGCAACGTCAAGGTCCTGTTCAACCACGGCTACGACCCGCAGATCGGCGACAAGGTGCTTGGCACCATTGAGGATCTACGGGAGGACCCTGACGCTGCTGTGGGCGATGTTCGACTGTTTGACACGTCCTACAACGCGGACCTGCTGCCGGGCCTTGAGGCGGGCGTCTACGGCTCGTCCATGCGGATGAGGGTGACCCGTGACGAGTGGGTGGACCCGCCCGAGCCAACCTCTCACAACCCGCAGAAACTCCCCGAGCGGACCATCAAGGAGGTTCGTCTCTACGAGTTCGGCCCGGTGACGTTCCCCGCGAACCCCGAGTCCACGTCCAAGATGCGGTCGATGACCGATCAGTATTACGAACGGATGCGCTCGCGCGACCCGCACGCGGTCGAAGAGCTGGAGCGCGCTGTTCGTGCCAAGTCTCCCCCCCTGCCGAATGGTGACGCCGGTTCGTCCACCTCACCCTCGGACAGCGCCGGGAACCCCCAGCCAACCGCGCCGGCCAACAACGGCCACCCGGAAGGCATGACGGCGGCGCAACGGCGTCGTCGAATCCACAACCTGAAAGGTTAGCCATGTCGAACATGGACGCAATCAGGGCGCGGCTGGCGGAGATCGACTCCGAGCGCCGGGCCATCGACGCGGCGGCGGGAGATAAGCCCCTCGACGCCGACCAGCAGACCCGTTGGGACGCGCTGGAGAACGACGAGACCGAGGCCCGCGCTGCGCTGGCCGAGGCCGAGAAGGAGGAGGATCGCGCCGCGAAGGTGGCAGAGTCCCGCGCCAAGTGGCAGTCCCTCCAGGTGGGCACCACCGTCCCCGCCTCGCAGCGCGTGGACGTGCGCTCGCTGTCCGTCGCGGAGGCTCGTGACCGTGCGCTCAAGCGGCTCGAGGTCCGCGAGGGGGTGCAGTCGCTCTCGTCCGCGCAGATGGACAAGATGGACCGGCTGATCCGGGTTCGTTCCGAGGACCTCGACGGCGACAAGATCGCCCGCGCGCTCCTTGCGTCGGAGACGGACGCCTACCGCAGTGCCTTCATGAAGGGCATCACGCAGGCTCACCCGGTGTTCACCCCGGAGGAGGCTCGCGCGATCAACGAGGTCCGGGCGGCATCGCTGACCAACACCTCTGGCGGGTACGGCGTGCCGGTGCTCATCGACCCCACGATCATCCTGACCTCTCAGGAGTCGGTGAACGTGGTTCGTCAGATCGCCACCGTGAAGACGATCACCACTGACGCCTGGAAGGGTGTCAGCTCGGCGGGTGTCACTTGGTCGTGGGATGCGGAGGCCGCTGAGGTTTCGGACGATGGTCCGACCCTCGCGCAGCCGACGATCACCACCCACAAGGCGCAGGGATTCATCCCCTACTCCATCGAGATCGGGCAGGACTACCCCGCGTTCGCGCAGGAGTTCGGCCGGCTACTGGCTGAGGGCTACGACGAGTTGCAGGCGGCGGCGTTCGTCACCGGCGCTGGCGACTCGTCCAACGCGCCTTACGGCATCCTCACCGCACTGGATGCCAACACCAACGTGGAGGTCACCCCGACCACGGACGGCCTGTTCGCGGCGGCTGACATCGACAAGGTGTGGACCGCGCTGCCGGATCGTGCCAAGAACAACGCGACGTGGCTCATGTCCTCGGACGTGGCGTCCTACATCGCGCTGTGGGGCGACGCCTACGGTGGGCGCACCGTGGACCTCGCGGGACAGCCGACCACCCTGCGTGGCCGCCCGCTGGTCACCTCGGCCTACATGCCCGAGTTCACCGGCACCACCGGTGCTGCGAACATCCTCATCGTGGGCGACTTCCGTCGTTACTACGTTGTGGACCGCGTGGGCATGACCGTGGAGAACATCCCGCACCTGTTCGGGACCACCTCGAACCGCCCGACCGGACAGCGTGGCATCTTCGCCTACGCGCGCGTGGGTGCGGACTCGGTGGACGACACCAGGTTCCGGCTGCTCCAGAACCAGTGACGAAGGGTGGGTCGGGGCCGTTCTGGTTGACGGTCCCGACCCACACGTCCCCACCATCACTCGACATGTTGGTCGGACGGGCTGGGATGCCCGCGGTGGTGGTGCATACCGCACCCTCGCGCAACATCGAGGGCGCGCTGAACGTGACCGACTATGGCCCACCGAACATCCACCGATGGTGGAACACGGGCCTTGATGAGATCGAACGGCGGGGCGGGGAAGTGGCCGTGGTTGCCAACCATGACGCGATCCCCGCCGACGCTGAACAACTGCCGCGACTGGCCGCCGAGCTGTCCCGATCCGGGGCGACGCTCGCGCGGGTGGCGCGACGGGAGGACTCGCCACCAGACCTCACATGGTCGCGGCGAGAACTGACGGGCTGGTGCTTCGCCATCAACCTCACCCACGGGTTGCGCCCCAATGAGGCGTTTCGCTGGTGGTGCGGAGATGACTGGCTGGACTGCGCAGCCCGACTCCTCCACCACGGGACGGCGGGGGTGGCGGTCAATGTCCGCCACCAACGTGCGGACGGTCAGCTATGGCCCGAGGGGTTCAGGGACCTCGTGGACGCTGACCGGAGACTGTGGCGACTGGAGGAGCGCCGGCTACTGGCCGGAACCCATACCGCCACCGGTACGGGGTGATCCTGAGCGCGCCGTACCGGTGGTCCCACTCAGGAGGGATTCACATGGCTGGAATTGTCGTCGCGGTTGTGTCCGCGACAGTGATGCAGGACGCCAGGACGATCACCATTCGGCAGGGCGAGGCGTGGGATGCAACCGCACCGGTGGTGGTTCGCAACCCTGCGCTGTTCTCGTCGGACCCGACCCGCGCCCGCCATGTTGGCGTGGTCGAGGAGCGGCCGGTTGAGCAGGCGACGCGGCGTCCGGGCGAGAAGTCGAGGGCGCGGCGTGGCTGACAAGGACACGGTGTTCGCGTTTGTCCACCCGGATAACGTGGGTATCAACTGGATGCTGTCGTGGAACGCGAACTACATGGCGTCCCCGCACTCCTCGGGCCAGTTCATCGCTATGCGGTGCGGCACTGACGGACTCCCCGCTGCTCGCAACAAGGTTGTGCAGATGTTCCTCGAAACGGGCCTGGATTGGCTGTGGTGGACAGACACGGACCAGGGGTTCCCGCCGAACACGCTGGACAGGTTGCATGAGGTTGCGGACCCGGAGACGGCACCCATCGTCGGCGCGCTCGCGTTTGTGAACCGTGAGCTTGAGGGGGACGGCATGGGCGGCTACCGGACGACGGCGGGCCCTGCAATCTA